TTTTTTTTTAATAATTATAATAAATACAAGAAGGAGAAACAAAAATGAGCGAAAAAATTTTATTTACAAATTGTAAAATCGGTTACAGAAATTTTAAAGGAGAACAAACAAAGTATAACAGATCTGGAGACAGAAACTTTGTAATATTTTTAGATCCAGATTTAGCAGAAGAACTTGCCAGAGATGGATTTAATATTAAATATCCAAAAACAAGAGATGATATCTCAGAAGAAGATGATCTTAGATTACCATTTTTAAAAGTTATTGTAAAATATGCAGTATCTCAACCAACTGCGGTACTTATAAATGGTTCTACTAAGAGTGCTCAAAGATTAACCGAAGACACTATTGATATTTTAGATGATATCGATATAGAAGAATGCGATATTGAGATCAATCCTTATCACTGGAAAACTCCAGATAAAGAAGGGATTAGTGCATATTTATCAAAGATATATGTAACTCAAAAAGCGGATTATTTTTCAAATAAGTACGGCATATAACCATGACTCGCATAAAACTAAAACCTCATCAACAAGAAGCCCTGGGAAAATTAAAACCTGGGGCCATCTTAGTTGGCGGTGTAGGCTCTGGAAAAACATATACTTCTCTATTTTACTACAAACAAAATTTTAGTAATTTAAAAATATTTGTTATAACTACAGCAATAAAAAGAGATAAAAATGATTGGGTTATAGAAGCCAATAATATAGGAATAACTGATATTGTTGTAGATTCGTGGAATAATATACAGAAGTATAAAGATTTAAAACATGGTTTCTTTATTTTTGATGAACAAAAGGTTTCTGGCTATGGAAAGTGGTCAAAGACTTTTATAAAAATTGCTAAAGCCAATAAATGGATATTATTATCTGCAACACCTGGTGATCAATGGATAGATTTTATACCAGTATTTCTTGCAAACAACTTTTATAGAAATGTTACTGAATTTAGAAGAGAACATATCGAGTATGATCCATTTGTTCAGTTTCCAAAAATTAAGAAAATCCATAATGTTGAAAAATTGGAATATTTAAGAAACTATATATGTGTAACAATGTCTGATGAAAGACATACAAATCGCCATGTGATATCAGTTTCATACGAATATGATAAATTATTATATTCACAAGTGTTCAATGATAGATGGAATTATATAGAAAATAGGCCAATAGAATCCGCAACGGAATGGTGCTTACTACAAAGAAGAGTTTTAGATAATGAATTTAGAAAGTGGTATACTAAATGGATAATATCTTTACATCAAAACATAATAATATTCTATAATTTTAATTATGAATTAGAGTCTCTTATTAATATTTGTAAAGATTTGAATAGAGCATACTATCAAAGAAATGGCTTTAAACATGATATATTACCAGATTCTGATTATGTATATTTAGTTCAATATAGATCTGGATCTGAAGCATGGAATTGCACAACAACCAATGTTATATTGTATTATTCTTTAAATCATTCAAACAAAATCATAGAACAAACAAGAGGAAGAATAGATAGAATGAATACTCCATTTACAGATCTATATTATTATGAATTAAGTACAGATTCACCAATTGATAAAAAAATAGCAAAATGTTTAAAAAACAAGAAACTATTTAATGCGAGGTTATTTGCTTATGAAACTGGAATCGAATTTTCAAAAGAGATTAATTAAAGAAATAAAATCCTTATTTCCAACCTGCTTAATTACAAAACAAGATAAGAAACAGGGATTGCCTGATCTTTTAATAATATATCATGATAAGTGGGCAATGCTTGAATGTAAAAGATCAAAGAATGAAGTACGACAACCAAATCAAGAATATTATATTGATAAATTCAATAGTTGGTCGTATGCATCATTCGTATATCCAGAAAATAAGGAGCAAGTGTTAAATGAACTTTATAGATCATTCAAAAATAGAAGGTAGTCATGCGTTCTTATCTGCTTCAAATTATCATTGGTTAAATTATGATATAAACAAATTAACAGAGTCGTATTACAATAATAAAGCAAAAGCGTTAGGTACAGAACTTCACGAATTTGCATCACAATGTATAAATAAAAAGATTAAATTAAAGAAAAGAGACACATTGGGATTATTTGTTAACGACTGCATAGATGAAGGCATGTATTCTGAAAAGATATTGTATTATTCAGAATTTTGTTATGGTACTGCTGACGCAATACTTTATAAAGATGGCATATTAAAGATATATGATCTAAAAACTGGAAAAACAAAAGTCAGTTTTAAACAATTAGAGATTTATTGTGCATTATACTGTTTAGAGTATTTAGTTGATCCAAACGATATAAAGTTTTATCTAAGGATATACCAAAACAATTCAATAATCAAATACAGACCTAAACAAAGTCATATAATAGATATAATGAACAAAATAAGGATGTTTAATGAACATTTAACTAAAATAGAACAAGAAGGGATGAGTATATTACTATGAGTGATGATAAAATCCTACATTATGGCGTCAAAAGAAGAAGTGGAAGATATCCATGGTTATCTGGAGAAAAGTATAAAAAGAGCCAAAAGTTTTTAAATACAATAGACACTTTAAGAAATAAGGGTCTATCTAATAATAAGATCGCTGAAAAGTTAGGGATGACTACTACAGAATTTAGAAATAAAGTTACTTTAGCTAATCAACATAAGAAAGATTCATTGAATCATGAAATAGGTAGACTTAGAGATAAAGGTTTAAGCAATACTGATATTGCTAAACAAATAGGGGTATCCGAAGGAACTGTTAGAAATTATGTTACTACTAGAGATAAAATAGATAAAAAACGTCTAGACTCTATAACTGATACTTTAAAAAACTGTGTTAAAGAAACTCCATACTTAGATATAGGAATTGGTGTAGAAAGACAAATGGGTATATCTAGAGAACGTATGAGAGCTTCAGTAGCCAAACTAAAAGAAGAAGGTTACTATGAACATGATATATATGTAAGACGTTTAACTGATCCAACAAAATACACAACAACTCGTATACTTACAAAAGAACCCAACATAGAAGTTGTAAAGAAACATATACCAGAAATAAGACCAGTTCGATATGAAAGTGATGATGGTGGTATAACTTTTAAGAAACCAGAACCTATAAAGAATATTAGTTGGGACAGAATAGGTATAAGATACGATGAAAAAGGTGGAACATTAAAAGACGGGGTTATTGAATTAAGAAGAGGAGTAAAAGACCTAGACTTAGGAAATGTACATTATGCTCAGGTTCGTATAGCAGTAGATGGTACACATTATTTAAAGGGCATGGCTGTATATTCAGATAATTTACCAAAAGGTGTAGATATCATGTTTAATACAAACAAACACGAAGGAACGCCAAAAGAAAAAGTATTAAAACCATTAAAAGATAATCCAGATAATCCGTTTGGGGCTAATATTAAAAAGACAAAAGGTGCTTTGAATATTGTAAACGAAGAAGGAGACTGGGATAAATGGAAAGGCACTTTATCTTCACAGTTCTTATCTAAGCAACCTGTTAATTTAATAAAAGATAGACTTGACAAAACGTATGACTCTGTAAAAAAAGAATACAATGAACTCAGATCACTAACAAATCCAGTAGTCAAAAAACATTTAATGGAAGCATATGCAAATGAAGTTGATGGAAAAACTAGAAGTTTAAAAGTATTGGGTCTACCAAGAACAAGGGCTCATGTTATTCTACCCATACCAGAAATGAAACCAAATGAAGTATATGCTCCAAATTATGGAAACGGTGAAAGAGTTGTACTATTAAGACACCCACATGCTGGTAAATTTGAGTTAGCAGATCTAGTAGTAAATAATAATGGACCTGGTAAAAAGATATATAAGAATCTAAAAGATGCTATTGGAATACACCCATCAGTAGCAAATAAATTATCTGGTGCAGATTTTGATGGAGATACAGTATTAGTTATACCAAATAACAGTAGGAAAATAAAGACACAAAGATCGTTGAAAGAATTAAAAGACTTTGATGCTAAGAGAGAATATGGTGTTGATTATAAAACAATAACTAAAAGACACCAACAAACAGTTATGGGTATAGTTTCTAATTTAATAACTGATATGCAAATTAAGGGAGCACCAGATGGAGATTTAGCCAGAGCCGTAAAACATTCTATGGTTGTTATTGATGCTGAAAAACATCAGCTAGATTATAAACAATCGGCAAAAGATAATGCTATATCAGCACTTCAAAAGAAATATCAATATAGAATAGATCCCGAAACAGGAAAAAAGTTAAAGGGTGCTTCAACATTAATATCAAGAGCAGATAAAGATCTTAAAGATAGAGAAGGAAAACATGAGATATATACAGATCCATATACAAATAAAAAGAGATCTAAATTTTTAATGGACACTATATCTGATGCAAGAAAATTATCCTCTGGAACAGCAACTGAGAATTTATATGCTGACTATATAAATAATTTAAAAGGTTTAAGAAATAACCTAGGAAAAGATATAGTTAATATAAAGATGCCAAAGAGAGATCCTCAAATGGCTATCAAATATAATAAAGAAATAAAATCATTAGAAGACAAACTTCACCTAGCTGAACTTAATAGACCAAGAGAAAGACAAGCTCAGATATTAGCAACAACAACATATTATTCAATAAAAAATAGAGATAAAATGGACAGAGAAGATTTAAAAAAAATAAAAAATCAGTGTCTCGTTAAAGCAAGACTAAGTGTTGGAGCACAGAGAGTTCCTATTGACATAACACCAAAAGAGTGGGAAGCCATACAGAAGAATGCAATCAGTCATACTAAACTCTCTAAGATCTTAGAACACGCTGACATGGATCTTGTTCGTAAGTACGCAACTCCAAGAGAGACTCAAAAGCTTACGACAGCTAAAGCCACACGAATTAAATCTCTATACAACAACAATTATACTTATGCTCAGATAGCTGAACAACTTAACATGAGTGTTAGTTCAGTCAAAGCAGCATTAGAGGAGTAGAACAATGAGTACAGAAAATAATATAAAAATATTCAATGTCGACAAAGACACCTACCTATCTACTATAGATAATCCTTTCGACCCTCGAGAAGATTATGAAAGATGGAACGAATGGGATCAAGATCATGGTTACTACACTGAGAGATATTTAAATAACGTTGCAGGCTTTGATGCAGATGACACACCCCCTGTTTTGGATGCGAAGTTGCAAGCTGCGATCTTAGAGATCATAAACAACGATCCGTTAGATATATATCTTTTAATTAAATAGAAA